TTTTGGGAATAAACGCAAACTAGCGGCTACTTGCCGCTATAGCTCGTGTTGGTTGGGTGTGGTTGATCCCGCACTAATGTCTTGTTCCACACCACGTCTGCACGTAGCGGCGAGCTGGCGCTTCAGCTCATCCCTGTTTTGTTGCACCAATTACAGCAGGCTTCTTGAGGCGTTGTGCCATTTTTGGGCACGTTCTTTCCTCAGCCAGCAAGAGCGTCAACCCTTGCCTCGCTGGTGCTTATTTGGTTGCATCGATTCAGCGCTGCTATAGCAGGCCTAATGAGGCTTTGTGCCATTTTTGGGCACGTCCTTTCCTCAGCCGACAAGCGTATAAACCCTTGCCTCGCTGTCTGATGCTTAATTTACGCCACCCACCATGGCGCCGGCATGACTCCTGAACCACTCTGACCTTCGTACACGTAACAGTACATTGTCGGCACGTTTAAGTACTGCATGAGCGTGAAATCGTGGCCTGCGGCGTGATACAGCTGCACTTCGGGGTGCACATCGATGTCTGTCAAGCTAGACGTCTTGTTCGGATACTGCACAACTGAGCGCAGACACCAGTTCGACCAGGTCGAATAGTCCCACTTGGCGGCATCATAATGATCCCACGACAACGTCTCAGGTCGCCAGGCAGCTTTATAGTTCGCCGTCGGATTTGCTGGCATCATTCTATAAGAAGAATAATAAGGGAACTCCGCTTCCGTAAATGGAATTTCTTCCACATTGGTCTGCGTCATACCAGCACTTCCTTGGTTTGCCATATCACCAGCCTTGCGATATTTCGCCAGCAAAGCAGCCCAAGCTCCAAGCCCAGTATACTCTGGTTCAGTGTCGCCACTGGACCAGTGCGTGATTGCAGGCATGTGCGTCCACAGCTTGTTAAAAAGGACTGCAAGAGGGGCCGTGCTGCGAGCCAGGGAAAACTCGCTAAACTTAGGCCCATCAGATTTGCTCTTCGTGACTTTCGCCTTGTAGATGTGTGAGCCACGCCATCCGACGTAACAAGGTGAGAAGTACGCCGTTGGAGTGTTGAGCCGCTCCGTCTGCCCTTCAATGATCTTCGTCCCAGGTGGTGACGTCGAATCGTCTGGCCCAACAGCCACACCTTCAATGAACTTGGGATCCTTTTCCGCAAGCGTGCCACTGCCCAGGGGCAGCAGTGGCTGCATGAAGGTGGTGCCAATGGTCCTGGCAGAAATGCTCGAAGGACTACCTGTGCCCGCCAAAGTTGGAGGAAAACGCGTGTAAAAATCGTTTGGAGTTTGTTGAAATTGCGTCAACCTCAATGAGCGGTACTTGGTCGTCCTTTTAAGCAACGGAAGTAAGTGATCCACAACTTCGCCCATATATACGTGCGGGGCACGCATCTCCTTGGCCGCAATCGTCCCGACCGCCACATCCACATCTGGCTCGTTGGCAAGTGTGCCTTCTCCTTCAGGGTCACCACTCTGCAATTGGTACATGGAGAAAGGCATGTCCAGCTCAGTCGGCTCAGAAAAGCTCACGCCACTTGCATTCATTGTGACGACAATACCCACGTCTGCAGCAGGATCGCTTGACGTGAGCGGGTTGATGATAGACAGGGCGATGGTGCCATTGTAATGCGAAGACTTGTACGTAGCTGCATTCCAGCTAGACAAGGGCAACGTAGGCCGCTTGAGAATCTTAGGCGTGCCATGCACTGCTTCACGCATGCGACCCGTTTGCAAGTAAGCCTTTGATGCCACATAAGGCACGGTAAACTCAAACTCTGGGTCATTCGCAACGTCCCAGATTTTGGTCACCAACCGAGGCGCCATCATCACTTGCTCGTCCCAATTGTCATCCCAACCATCTGGCTCATACGACACAGCCAACTTGCCACGGTGCATCTGCGACGCAATCACTTTAAACCGATACGTAATCGAACCGTGCCACCAATTGAAGGCGGTTGCCAAGTGCGCCGACGGAGTCATCTGGAGTGCTACCTGATTAAGTTCTGTTTCGTCACCCTGCCGGGAGGCTTGCCAGGTCACACAGGGCGTCACATGTTGTAACAGGAGCACTTGTTCCGAAGCGTCAGTGGACAGCCAGTCGATATTGGCTACAATGACGTCACGGTCCATGATGGCTGTAAATGACATCTGATCACCTTGAGCTCCCACAACCACAGAGTCACACTCTACGGAGTTGTCCGCATCGAGCGCAATTTTCTCCACATGTCCAGGTTCGCCAGGCGTAGCCAAGTTGTTGATAAGACTAGGACGCACTGTGTACAACGGCGGGTCACCGCTCTGCAGCACATACGACGGCCCGGACAAATGCACATCTTCGGCCCAAGCGTAAATCGACACTGTGACAGGCTGCACCGGCGGCTGTCCCGTGGACGAACGCAACTTCCGCACGCTAAAGACGCTCATTGTCCCCATGGCGTCCAGCTCTGTCAAACTAGAATCGAGCTGGAGCCAGTTCTTGTAATGCAAGAAGGGAAGGGTCATTTCGCATCCTCTCGAGAATTGCGGATAGAAGTACGTGTGGGGGCGCGTCGTATGCACACTAAGCAGAGCCTCCTCATCAAAGATGTTCATAGCTGACCCTTCGCTCCGTATCATTCCGCCACTAAACGCGTCTGTAGTCGTGTCGTCACCCAACGGCTTGTAGGACATGATCCCCATCGAGTATTGGTAGGGCGACGCACTCAGTATCAGCTTGACTTTGAGACGCGAACGCAGCCTGCAGAAGCCTTGAAGCTTTGCGTAAATGTCAGGGTTGCTATAGAACAATTTCCACGGGTTGAAGGTCAGCGAGAGGTCAGCGTTCTCTGCCCATTCTTTGGTGACAATCTTCACCGGCCTTTGAAGCCAATTCGTAAGAGTGTGACTGGGCATGTCTCCGGCATCAAACGAAGAGTCAAGCGCACCGGCCAGATCTTCGGACCTCTCAGGGCCAGAGTCAAAAAAGCGAGTCAAGGGCTCGCCCATCTGTAGCTTCGCTACTTCTTTTTTTGTCATTTTTTGTTTTTCACCGAGCGTCTTACAAGTGCGGGGCACGCTCAAGCCGCCACACCTTTGGTCATTTCTCCGAACACCCTGGGGCGCTGTCCCAGCGGTAAACACCGCTATGTCTGCATCTGAGTCTGAATCCTCACCCTCCAGCACATCAAACACAGGCATGCACTGACCCAGCATACGTGGCACCGTTTTGGGAACGGGCATACTCATTAGAGCTGGGTCCCGCGGCCGCTTTAGCGGATGGACATCACTAAACGGCGCGTCATAGGGGTCCTCAAATAATGAGGCTTCACTGATCGTGTCTTTGTACCACTCCTGATATCTGTCATACTCTGGGAAGATGAACTGATCAACAACGATGTAGACACGATTGGCTTCTCCGTACTCCTCAAGGGCGCGCACTACATTCTCCCGTATGCAATCAAAGAAAATGCGCCCTTGGAAATACGATTCAACACCTACGGAGTTCAGCGTGGACTTGAGCACGTCGAGTGGGGCGACTGTGCTCCTGTCTGTCGTGTAGTGCAGCATCTTGCAAATGCTCTTCTTGTCTAGCGGGGCCACGTATTGCACATCATAACCGTAACCCGCGCACTCCACGCGCACGAAACGCCGCTTCAAGAAAGTGATCTGATCATGTGGCGAAAATTCCGCCGTGTTCTCAGGTGCGTTCTTGGCTGCGTCCGTAAACTGAATTTTGATCTCCTTCAGCGCTGTCTGCATTGTCTTGCAGCTGAACAGCCCTGCCTTGCGGACAAACTCTTCCGGCACTTTCCGCGTATCCACGCTCGCAAGAAGGTCATCACCATATGTCATCGGATGCACGCAGCGACGAAACTCATCCGCAGCCCGGATGTTGCCAACCACCGGGCTGTAGAGCTTCAACCACGAATACCGTATGAAAATGTTGCTCGCTATGCAGTTTGTCTGCGTCGTGAGACTGCCTCCTGACGGGTTGATCGAGCGAAATTGCAAGATCGTGCCGAAGTAGTTCACTACGGGTGAATACGAAACTTTGAGGATGTTATCCAGGGTCGTGAGATCTTCGTCCGTGAAAACATCACGATGGAGGTCAACGATGAACTCCCTCACTACCCGGGTCACCTCTGGTCGCATGGACTTGTCGAAATTGACATAGTCACCGTCAAAGATCTTGCAGTCCTCCTGCCCGATCCCGAGATAATGCGCCAACTGTGTCCACTGTTCTGATGTGGCATTCATCCCAACACACGCGCCGAAAGTGTATGGGAAGAGCGACATTACGCGTACACACGAGAGTGCGTACATGCGCGTGACAATCGTGAAATCAACTGGACACATCATAAACACCCGATACTTGCCTATTGCGTCTTTGGTCTCTGACACAACTTCGTCCTTGATCTGCGACGAAAAAACTGGGTACACCAAACCAGCTTTCAACCCTTCCTCCAGTGCTTCGACCGAGCTATTCAGCTCCGGATTGATTTGGCGTGTGCCATCGGAGCGTTGCTCGAAGAAATTGTTCTTCTTGACGTAATGGGGGTGCCCCGCACTGGTTGAAAAGTTCAGACTATCGAAAGCGCGAAGACCTGGGATGCCATTGATTGCTTCCTCAATATTGAGCTTGCGTAGCTGCCCTCGCCATTGCTCTTTCGTCTGTTCCACTTCGCGCAGATACATGTTTGCCGCTTCCTTCAGATCCTGATACACTGACTCATCCCAAGCCGGTGGCGCCGCGGACTGTTGCAGCGCGATCCATTGTGCCTGCTTGATTTTGGGTGAGCCTTCTGCAGTTACCCCGCGGAAATCTGGGATCACCTTGCCATCAGTGATATCCTCCCCAGCCGCATGATTGACTGCCTTGAGATTGAGATGCTTCCACAGCAGACCTTGTTTCAACCGCGATCGATCCTGGCCTCGAAAGCCAGTCCATGCTCCAATCACCGTCATATCGACATCGTTCTCCAGTTTCTCCTCGGGTTCCATTGCCCACCAAGCCACCGACTTGTGATGGACGGGGGGCAGAGGCAGCGTCCGACCGAGATTGTGAATTGTCGGTTCGACGTTACCTTGCTGCAGAACTTGTCTTGACAGGTCGTTAGTCACCAGCTGTGCCACTCCATGCAAAGGCGTCAGAAGCAAGACTTTTTGCTTACTATCTGAGACACTGTTGACGCCCGTGTGAACGGCAAGAACAAGAAACGGCTCTGACAAGTGATTCGGACCGCCACTGTAGTAGACCCTGCCGCAGTCTCCCGCAACAGTGTTTGCTATAGTGGCATTCGAGCTCGCCAGCGTCGAAGCGTGCACGATGGTGGCAGAACCACCTGGCAGCGCCTGATTTGATATTTGCCGTGTCACATTGCCGTGGTAGCACGCGGCCCCAGTCTTGCCCAGCAAACTCACAGTCAATATGGACTTGCAAGGTTCCTTAGGCAGCTGGGGCACAAGGTTACTCAGGCGGTCACCAAATGACGCACCACTAATCTTACCGACCAGGATATCGCGATCACACACATTGTCGTCGTCTGACACTTCAAAGAATGTGATGTTCTCCAACTTGAAGTCAACACGTTCCCCGCGAATGCCAGCATTAGGTGTCCGCGACATGCGCAGCCAGTGAGCCTTATCCTTCGCACGCACCACGTGTGCATTGACGACGAAATGCGTGTTATTTACAAAGAAGGCATGGCCGGCAGAACCGTGCACGGGAGTGCCATCAGACATATATAGACCGATCACGAACGTATTTTTGGCCATCTTAGCCTCAAGCGCCACTCGTCGCTTATACTCGTTTTCGATCTTTGCCGCGTACGCCACTGCAGCGTCATGAGTCGTGAGCCGCTCGTCCAGCAAAACGCCTGGGTCCTGGATGGAAGCGGGTAGCTTTGTGACTTGCCCGCCAAAGTCATTGTACAACCCTATACCGTCATTTTTATGCGGACCTTCCGCACTTTGAGGGATGTACTCTAACGGCTCATCAGCAACCTTAGGCGCATATGCAGAACTGAGCGCTCGGTAACCCCACGCACACATAAGCGTGAAGGCCACCACCATGAGTGCTCTTAGCACAGTGGCATGCTCCTCACACCACCTAATCACATTAGCGGCAACCTGGTTATACTCCATCACACGAGGCATCACTTGCGCCATTGGGCACGTTAACACCTGACGCATCCTAGACACACAATTGGCTAGCAGGGTGACATTCGCCACAAACGCCCAGCCGTTGACCCATATATCATTGGCTCCAACCAGGTAGGCCACCAAAGCACACACAGAGTAACCTCGATGCGCCGCTACGGCTGTGGCAAAAGCGAAAAAGCAAAACATGGCAGCCATCACAAACGTATAAATGCCAGTCACACCTGCTGCCTGCAGGAAATCGCCACGCGCCCGTAGAATTGTTGTCCAGCTGGCGCACCTAGACCCACTCTCTGAGCCTGCTCCTTCAGCTGACCCTTGAGAGCTAGATGAGTCGTTTGTTGACGCATTCTGAGCGTTACACAAATCATTGAACTGTCTCTGCGCCGATGCAATCCGTGTGGACCACGTGACATTGGACTTCGTCAGTGCTTGTGGCGACCCCTCCTGATCAAAGATGGACGCAGGATCTTCCGGGGCCTTGCGCTTGAAAATATTGGCAAATTGCTGCATGACATAATTTGAGCTCAGCGGCGTTTCTGGTTCGCCAGCTTGCAAACAGCCATCACTACTACCCCCCATGACCAATCCTTCCATCCATTCGGGGTGGCTGCTACTGCTGTTTTGTGTCATTGGCTCGTCAGCCTGCTGTTCAGTCTGCTGCTTCTGCGGCGGCGGCTGCTGCTGCTCAGCTGCTTGCTCCGGTTGTGGAGACGGCTGCTGCTGCGCGTCTGCTGGTGCTGTCGCCGTTGTTGCTGCACTTTTCACTACAGGCTTTCCTTCTGCTCCTGTTGCTGCAGCAGCGGCCCCTGCTGCAGCAGCTGCACGCGGTGATTGCTGCTTTCGAAGTGGCTGCTGCTGCTGTGATGGTCGACGCTCTGCGAACTTAACATCTGTAGCTGGCCCTTTTGGAGGCGCTTTCCTTGCGCCAGATTTGGGACTTAGGACCTGCTGCTCTGAAAAGCCGGGTTTCGCTGTCTGCGGGACCTTAACAACTTTTTCCGGAGTGTAGCGCGGCTGAGTTCCAGTGTTCACCACTTTGGCAGGTCCTTCTGAGGGCTCTTCTTCAGCTTTCTCGTCATCCTTCCAATACTGGGTGAAATCGATCGGGCGCACTTTCATCTGTGAAATGTACTCGTTCTGTGCAGCAAAATGCTTCCTCGACTCCTTCCCGAGGAAATACCAAAACTCCTTGATCGGTGCCCACGTGTCATCGCCTCGCTTCACTGGCTTTGGAAAGACTTTCTCCCAAGTGCCCGCAATTTTGACGTCAGGCAGGTTGCCAGCTTCCACAGGGCTGAACGTATTGGATACATGAAACTTGTGCACCTGCACTTCCCACCAATCCTCAAGCTCATCGATTCCTTGCTCGGTAGCTTGTGCATTCCAAGCTGCAGTGGCAGCACCACTGAGAGTCCCATTCACAGAGTACTCACGTTTCGGGCGCACCGTCACAAAAAGGTTGATGCGTCGGAAGATGATATCTGCTTGCTGGAACGTGGTTGCCACGTTGAGGTCGTTGATGTTGGTACTGATGACAAGCGCGGGAGGATGACACGGAATCTTGCCTTTGTCGGCCACATCTGCATTGTTCGGGAAGAAGGGCGCGATGTTGGAAAGCGCATGAATCAGCGGGATGGCTGGATCTCCTTCTGGCTGCTTCTGCGGGCGTTTGGCTCCCATATCATCAATGACGACACAGCCTACACCAGCGTGCAGCCCATCCGCAAATTTGCCGTTAAATGGCCAATAGAAGGTCAAATCTGGCACCTCGTGCGCTTCTATATTGCGTTCATACGCCGCAGACATGATGATGCTACCCGCACGCTGTTGCAATGTTGACTTGCCGACTTCAGTACCTCCACAGAAGACTAACGTCATCGGCTTGATGCGAGTGTTGCCATGTTCGAAATGGGCCACTATAGACTCGGCGTCTTGAATTGCTGCAAAGATGCGCTTACCGCGGTCACTCAAACCGAAATCTCGAATCTTGCAGCTTTTGAGCCACCCTTCGTTCTCCTTGTACCACTTCTTTGCTTTTGAGAGTTGCAACTTGAACGCGGCACGTTGACCGAAAGTCATCTGCTTGTACTTCTTGCATGCAGAGTGCAGCTCGACAGCAAGGAACTCCATCTCGGTCAAACCCCGTGCGGGTCTGAACCAGTCAGCCAGACCAGCCCACCCGTCTTTGCAACCAGCACGCACAATGCTGACGAAGTTATCAAGGCCATGCAGAATTGCTTCAAATGGCGTTGAGGCCTTGTAAAATCTGGTGCACGTGTCGACTGCTTCGGCAATCATCTCCATGGACATAGTTTGGCCACACTTAGCAGCAAGCCCTATGCTGAGCAGCGAGTACAGCGCAGTGAGAATGGTCTTCACGCGAGAATGACCCAGTGTACGCATCATGCTGATCCAGCTATGGAACGTGCCTATAAATGTCTCGTCTTCTTCCCCACCCTGCAGTTTATCCTCTGCTTCACCTGGTGCTTCCTTGTGCCAGATGTCGCGCAGGGGTAGGAGTATGTTCGCGACACGCTCTATGATTTCCGCGTTCTTCTCGGCCGAGCCGTACTCTCGCGCCACATCCAAGAGGATCAGACCTTGATCGGCCATTGTGGATTGCCTCATGAATATTATGACTTTGAGGAGCACGGTGAAAATCTCTGAACCGGCATACTGCTCATAGTAATTGCGGAGCTCTCGCGCCTTCGTGCGCACATGACACCACTTGCAATGGTCACTGGTGGCGTATAGCGCACCTTTGCAACCAGGGCAACTGAGTTTGCCGAATTCAGTGGTCGGAGGGTCTGGCCCACCCTCGGACTCCGACTTCTCTGCAGCGTCTTCATACTCGTCGCTAAAATAATCCTCCACTTCAGGTTCCTCCGCTATAGTACATTCCACCACAGGTTTTTCTTCTCCGGTGTCTGTCTCCTCAGCGATTTCTGAGAAGTCCTCGTCGTTTACACTGCCTGATTGCAGCTTCAACCGATGCCTACGCCGCTCTGTTGCCACGAGCTGGCGGAAAAATTGGCGCTTTTTACGCGCAGGCGAAGCGTACTGCAGCTCAAAGGCTTGGATAAGCTCTCTGACTGGGACGGTGGCGCCTTCCTGACCCTTGTGAATCTCCCCAAGGGGTCCACAAGTGACCGGAATGCGCATTCGCCTGTTGTCGCGGTAAAACGCCTTGAGAGCCAGCCGTGTGGCATGTACGGCTGGGTCGGCATGTGAAAATAGCGCTTTGACAGCGCGGTGCGGGTTGTCCATCTCCTGCATAAGCAGGCTAGACTTTTTCTGTGAGCCATCAGGCCGCTTTGTGTGCCTGCCTTTGCGCTCTTTCCTGTTGCGCATTCGTCTGGCAAGCATCTTGTGCCTCACAAGGATGCGTTTGCATCGTTGGTCTGACTCACTAATCGCTTTCTCTAGCTCAGCCTGGTCTAAGGCTGGTGCTGGTTGAGCACTCACGCAGTTCTCATAGCGTGGCAACGGATCTCGCCCATTTTCTGGGTGTGCTTCTGCACGTTTAACGGAATTTCTGTGCTCAATAGTTGGAAGTTTCACTCTGCCGCGTGTCGGCGTGTCGAAAAGAAGCTGCTCGCTCATGGCTTCAACAATACTGGCCGTATCAGGAGCATGGATATGGAGGCCGGTCATCAAACCGCTGGCGCGCACGCCAGTAGTTCTCGGGGCCACGGTGTCCTTGGTCGCCCAACCTCGGACATCGCTGTCTACACAATCCATCTCAAGCACAGCACTCGGACTCTCGTAAGTGGACATGGGCATGGGGTTCGGCTTATTGTCTTGATGCACACCATAGTGTGCACCCACGTCCCTAGGGGACTACTATGCGCCCGTCGTGTAGGCCACTCAGGACCACGGAACCGAAAACACCTTTAACGCATAGTCCTGGGTCAGCCAGGCCTGTTTACTTGGTTGGCACAATCTTTATGCCAAAAAGTTTCTACACGGGTTTGCATTTAGGTATGCCTACCTGTTGACTTGGTTGGCACAATCTGTGTGCCAGCAGGTTCTATACTACAACTGTTCCTGGATCTAGCCAGGAGCTACCACACTATCTGAGCATGGGCAGGTGCGCTATGGTTACGCACGAACATTAAGAGTTTGCATTTAGGCATGCATGCCAGCTAGTGTGTAACAAAGCAATTCGCTAGGTTAAATTAATACAATAAGCGCCGTAATATTTTCAATACTGGCTTCTACCAGCAAGGCATAAAGAAAGTAGGGAACGATCTAAATGACGGCTCAGCCACAATCCGCAGTCTATATTACAGGACCTCCAAAGGAACATGCATATAATCAACCCGATTGAGCGGGAAAACTTAAAGCTACACAAAAAAGACCCTTCATCGAATACGCGCAGAGTTTACGCGCAACAATGAAGGAAGAAAAATCACCTCGCCAGG